GTCTAGCATATCATCCCAATAATCTGGAATGGCGTGGCGGGCAATTGGATCCGCCAAAAATGCTCTCTTGCCCTGAAATTTAAGGTTCCAGGGCGATCCCGTGCTGGTTGAAAGATCCAGCTGGGCAATGACGTCCTCATTACTGAGGACTCGAGCTCCCCCCATTACTGGGTGGAAATGTTCTACCGTCCAGTCGCCGGCGAGCGCCCAAGCCCCCTCATCGAGGATAGGCTGAGGCTTGTCATACTTTGCAGCAGACTTAAACCCGTCGGCGAGTCTCGGCTTTACAGCACGATACTGGCTTGGTAATGGCTGATTAATGCTTTCGCAGTAATCTTTAAATGATTTATTTTGTATCTCGCGATCTTTAAAGATCGTGAAGCGGCTCATTGCTCCAATCACATCACAGTTACCATTAACGAAATGGTTTGTGGTGTGTGTCGAGGGTATTTGTCTTGTTGAGTTCTCCCCACTTAAACCCCGATGCGTCAGGGTATCGCGATCAGGCATGTACTTCTTGTACCATGCTGACCAGACTTGGAAATCGGGAAGTGGGACATCTAAAAAGACTCGGAGCTGCCAGTAGCAACACCGACGAGGTGCTTTGTGACGGGAATAAACACATTCTCCGTACTAGTTCTGGCATTATGCCAGCCCACACACTTGCCCGCATCATTAATGACGGGCGAACCGCAATTAGAATAGTCGGAAGAATATGTGACATGGGCACGCTCAGCACCAGGAATAGTCGTGAGAGACTTGACAGTTCCAGTACTAGTTTTAAAATGCCCCTCACTTTGAGCCTCACGGCTATTATAGCAGAGGAGGGTGACCTTGTCGCCTTCCTTCGTCTCTGCCGTCCGCAAACGTGGCACGCCTTTCAACGATGCAGGGCACGGAAAGAAGAGTGAATCATTACCAATCTTCTTACCGTCTTTCTTCATGGCTTTCCCAGAGAGTTCACCATAAAAAAATGTAATCTCCTGATCATGATCAGTTCCGCTAGGAAACACGTGTTGGGACACATAAAAGCCATTCCACACTGCAGTACAGTTCATGGAGGTGATGGTTACACCAGTATTGACCTCAGCCCAACCGATTGATTTCACGACGGCACCCACAGCAAACTGGGGGCCGAAGTGCAAAGCTTCCTTACGTTCACTAGCATCGGTGACCTTCTGTGTATCCTTCTTTTTGTTGGAGGAAACAGATTCTTTCCGAATGTCCTTGGTAAGCGCTTTCTCAGCTGCAGCAGCCTTTTCTTCAGCAGCCGCACGCTTTTCTTCGCGCTTAGCCAATTTAGGGCAATCATTAGTTGCATGACCCTTAGCCTTGCAGAAATTGCATGCATTGGGACAGTAGTGACCAGAATGGCCCACCGCTTTACAGATGGTGCACGTACGTTCGGCGTCAATAGGAGGAGCATGAGCTGCATCAAGGCCCTTCTTGTGAGACTTGACAGCTTTCTTACTATTCTCCTGATCTTCCGGCAATATACCATTGTTAATGGACATTCGGGCAGCAGCAGCGCGAGTCGCGCGTCGACCAGCACGCTGAATCAGGTTCCCCCGCTCATCGTACTCTTCCTCTTTGTCATCAAACATGTCTTTATCCGTAGCATTCTGCTTTCCAGAGGGCACAAAGCGCTTCGAACGGCGCTCCTTATCCTCACAAGGAGTACATTTGGACCAATGTATGCAGTGGTGTCCACCGCACGCAATATTACAGGCCACATA